TCATTAGGCATTACCCATTCAGTGTGTGGTACTATCATAATATGCTCCAAATTAATTTTTGCCACTTAAAAAACAAAAGACTTGTCCAAAGTGTAAAGGTTAATAAATCTGCTTCAGCTAACATTTCTTTAATTCATTCAAAATTTCTATTACCTTATTAACATTATTTTTTGATAAGTAAAGTACACCTTTACAAACTCCTTTTAAATCATCACCTAACTTACCAATACCTTGATTACAAAGATGACAAACCCATCCTCTAAATTTTTTTGTTTCATGATCATGATCTAATTGAAAACCACCATACTCTCTATTGTCACCTCTTCTTTTTAATTCTTCTACAGTTATGCCGCAGCAGTCACACTTATCTGGTTTAGGTGGTGCTTCATTTTTTAATATTTTTATTAGGTTGGTATTTTTTTTAACACACTCTTTACATGATCCATTTCTTTTTTCTTTTCCATATGATGCGGACCACCAATAACCAAATTTTTCTACAGGTAAATCTTTCTTACAACTATTACAATACTTTACACCTTTTTGTGTTGGAGATATAACATCAACATCACCAGTAAAAATATTTAGTTGTAAGTCTATGTCTCTCATTTTTTCTTTTTCATGTCCTGCATTTTTTTAATTTCTAATTCACAATAATGAATTACTTTTTCTAAATCCTGTATTCCATTTTTATTCATATATCTACACACATACTTCACAACGTTTCCTTGAAAAAACGATAGATTATTTTTTGAAATAAATTCATATGGTTGAATGTGAAAGTCTTTGTAATGACTCCCTCCTATTTGTTTATCTTGTGGAAACGCTCCATCAAATATATCTTTACTTGTCATAACTGATATCCTTTCCTAGTTATTTTTGCTTTTAGTTTATATAAATTGTTACGTGCTCTTGTAGTTCCTACGTACCAAACTCTATGTTCTTCATCTTCTTTATCTTGACTTCTTTTGATCGCTTTGATGATTTTATCACCCATATCTAAACATAGAATTACATTGTCTTGTTCTCCACCTTTAATTGCGTGTATAGTGGATAACCATATCCTTGCAGGTTTTTCTAAATTCTCTTCATTTTCTAAAACATGTAATAAATATTCTTTGTCTTCATCTTTTGCTAATCTAAATGCGGTAAACCAATTTTCTTTTGCATTCCATTTTACATCACCGGTAAAATCTTTTATGTCTTTTATTTCTTCCTCTGCTAATTCTTTACCATTACACCAGTCTCTATAATTATTTGATGCATTATACATTCTAACTTTTACACTTTTACCTCTATTACTTTCAAAGTATAAACCTTTTTCTATTAGCTTATCTTGTATTTTTAATAACCTGGATATAGTTCTAGTTAATATTAACCACTTACCAGTTGATAAATCTATTTCATCTATATCATTTATCTCTTCACACTTACCTTCAAAGTTTCTTGGATAATATTGTTTTAATTTTCTAATACCTACAATATTGTTTATAGGTACAATAGATTGTTCTTGCACTGCTTTAGATATTCTTTTTGAATATTTTAAAACCTTTTCTTTTGCAGGTTCTTCAATAAATCTTTTTACATCTGCACCAGCCCATGCAAATATAGCCTGGTCATCATCTCCTGCTAAATAAATATCTTTAGTTTTTGTTTTTAAAATGTCATACAACTTCCATTGTAGTGGTGATAAATCTTGAGCTTCATCAATAAATATAACATCAAAGTCTGGTAATTTTTCTGATTGTTTTGTCAACATATCTATCATGTCGTTAAAATCTAAAAGTTTTTTCTTTTCTTTATAAATTTTTAAATTATCATCTATATGTTTTAACTGTGACCATTCTACATTTTTTGGATCATGTTCTTCTAAATTAAATTCCTCTTTAACAGTTGTACATCTATTGATAGCTCTGTGTATAATTTGAAAATATGGATTATCACATGTTAAATAATGTGATTCTTCTTTGTTATATCTGTCGTAATATTTAACTTGTAGATTTAATAACTTACCAAATTCTTCGTAATGATAAGGTTGCATTACATCATCTTTATTTACATTCAAACATTCAAAACCTAGTGAGTGTAAAGTTTTAAAGTAAATTAATTTTTTGTTTTCTGCGGGCATTCTTTCTTTTGCTTCTAATGCAGCTTTCTTTGTAAATGCAAAATAACCTATTTTATGTAAAGGCGTTCCTATTCTATGATATGCTTTTGCTCTTGATATTAAACGATATGTTTTACCAGTTCCAGGTGGACCATAATATTTATAAATCATATAATATCGTCCTTATCTTCCATTTCTATATTTTCAGTAATTTCTTCTGGTTGTTCAAATATATGTAATGGAATTCTTACAACTCTGATTGGTTTAAAGTATTCTCCACTACTGTCTTTACCAGGAAATCTTTTTGGTTTACCAAATAAAACTTTTTTATCTTCATCTGTATCTTTATGATCAAATAATTCATGTGATACCATATAAGAAGTTTTTTGTGCATCATATTTCCATTCTTCATTTTTTAATTTGTCAAAAAATTTATCAAAAACAAACCATGCAAACTTTTCTTCAACTAAAGGTCTGCCACTTTCAAATGATGAATGACTTGTTGCCTGAGCCCCGAATATATGTTTGAATAATAACTTCTTCAATATCTCCAATGGACTTGTGCCTTCTGCAGGTTCTATGATTTCTATTTTATCTTTTGGTGTACTCAACATTTTAATTATGGTTTCAAAATCCTGTTTCTTGATACTTGGTGCCATAACATGAGCTTGTTCAAATAAAACATTTTTAAACTCTGCTTGATTAGTAAGTTTATATGTATTCTTTATATGTAATTGTACCGTTTCACCTTCTTCATCTTCTACCGTTACTTTCCATTCTGGATTAGGTTTTATATTTATTTTTTGTAAATTACTTAAAACAGGATAACTAGCCTTACCATCTGATAAAACACCATGTTTTCTTTTCATACATACTGCTTTCATACAAACATCTGCAATTAATGAATCACTACATGTAAAACCTTTATTTTGTTTTTCCCAACTACTTATTTTCTTTTTAATATGATCATCTGTCCAATGTTCATCAAAAGAAAAATATTTTCTACCTGCTTGTAATACCATTTTCTTCCAACTATCTACGTATTTCTTTTTAGCAAACACCATGTAGTTATATAAAAATCTATCTCTACCATCTGTAAATGTCATTTGTTCTTTAGTAAGTTTTTGTAAACATGGTGGACCATCTTCAAATTCTTCTCCACCACCTTTTAATTCTTGACTAACTAAATCTTCTTTTACTGTTTTAAAATTTTTAGGATCAACTAAATTTAATTTAACTACTTCTACAAATGTTTGAAAAGGCATCAGACTACCATCTAAGTTCAATGCTTTTCTATCTTCACCATTGTAAGGTAAATTAATAAAGTTTCCGTTTGATAATGTTCCATCAATAGATCTTAGCTGCGTTTGTTTAGGAAATATTTCTGTAGCTTGTGGTAATTTAAATACAAATAATAATTCTTCTAAAAAATTTCTTATCTCTTTCGCCTTTACCAATCGAGTGGTGAATACATATAAATGTAATCCACCACTCTTAGATAGGATAGGTATGATTGGTAGGTTTTTATCTTGGATGACTTTAAGATAAAATTTTCTGTCTATTGGATATTGGTCAACATCTATTGCACCAAATCTTGCCATACCTTCATCAGTACAAGGTTGTATACCGATTGATTTTAAACCTTTGATATGGTCTTCATAATCTTGATCTGTAACTGGAGTTTTAGTCCATTCATGTTTCCATTTCTTTTTGCCTGTTTCCGGATCTATATGTCCTTCATCTATTTTACAGACACCATAACTTCTTTTTAAACCACTAAAATATTCTATGTACTCTTTCATATATTCCTATCCATTTTATTTTGAAGGCGGCTCCAGTCTCCCTTTGCCGCCTTCTTTTCACTTAGCCAGTGTGTTATCTTTCCCAATGGGAAACTAGATAATATCTTTTGAGTTTGATTCAACTTTCTCATACTTAGGTTGACTAGAACCTGATGATACTTGTTTTTGAAACTCTTGACCTATTTTGTATAATGCTGCATCTTTTTGATCAGATACATCTAACATTCTAACAAATGATGGTTTGTATACATGCCAAGTTTTATCTCCCGCACTTTTTTCTGCAGTTTGTAATTTAAATATTGCAGAATATGCTGCCGGTTGAAAAGAACCTTTATCATCTGTTATTCTTAAATTAGAAATCAGATCATTTAGTTTTCTTGCCGGTGTAAGATTAGATGATCTCATTGTGATCACCGCTTTTCTTGGCGCACCATCTACCATTGCAACAACAAAGAAATACATAGTCTTCTCAATATAATTACCATTAGATAATCTATATTTGATTCCTCTCATTTCTTCTTGTGCATCAGCAGGTGGAGTTAAATGTGTTCCAACTGGTGCTGACGGACTATCTCCCATCTCTTGCCACTCTGGCCATCTAGTCTGTGTATGTGCTACAATGACTTCCATACCTTTGGTACCATCAATTGGTTCTCCAAAACTATTAGAATAGATCATTCCAGGTTCAGCTCCCTCAACGTGTTTTGCACTTCTTGAGTTACACTCTGGTGATAGTTGATGTAAGATTTTCAGAATCGGTGTTGATACGTCATCTGATTTAATTTCTTCTGCACCTTTACCTGAATCAGCTCTTAGGTTTACAGAAGCTAGTGCACCTGCACTGTTCTTTTTTACGACTTGTTTGTCCATACTATTTACTCCTTTATTAGTTTAGTATTTTATTAGTTTACTTTTTGTTTGTTACGCTAGTTCGGTTTCCCTCTAGCACATTAAACAGATCAGCGGGAACTTCGTTACCTTGTTCTTTCCAGTCACGCATCACTGCTGAGAGTCGAGCGTGGTGAACTTTCTCTTGTTGAGTCGGTTCAAATCCACGCTCCCTCGCAAGGCTAGCGTATTCGACAGCCTTGTTATCTTCGCCTTGGCCAAATGTTACTGTGATGTTATTATCAACAATATCACCTAGACCATTGTCTCGAAGCCATTGTATCGCTTCAGTCTTTTTGTCTGCTTTAGCTGAAGCAAAAAACTTTTTACCAACAGATAGTTCAGAACCATCTTTTAGTTTTACAGTTTTTAAATTTTGTTTATTCATTATTTCTGGAATTGTAAATTCAGAAATATATTTTTCTTGAGCTTTCAATTCTTTTAATTTTGATTCTACTGCTAGTATCTGTGCACCAACAGATTTAAATTGTTCTATCGCTTCTGATAATTCATTGACATCAACATTATCAGTTTGATCAGGTGCATCCTGTCTTAAATTTATATTCATAATATTTCCTTTCGTAAAAGGTATATATAGGAGAATTTTATATTGTCAACTAGATTTGAAAAATATTTATTTCGATTGGGTAATATGTTTTTTCCTGTCTGTCCCATTTCAGTAATTTATATTTACCGTTAGTCATATCAGAAACTATTGAACATGTCACTCCAATAATTGCAGGATCTCCTGACAATAATAAATAATCGTCAGTTGTAAAATTTTTTAATTTATCTCTTATTTGAAAAATTAATGGACCAGGTGAAAAAATCATTTGTGCTTTTGCAGGAAGCATTACCGTAATTTCGCCATATTTCTGTGCACCCATTACATTATACTTGGGTTGACCAGTTTCTCTATCGACAGGAATGTCTTGTACTAAATATACTTTGCTCATTGACTTTTATACTTTTATAAACTATATACACTTTTAGAAAGAAAAAGCAAATTATGAACTATAAATTTAAGACTAAGCCATACGAGCATCAATTAGATGCACTAGAAGCTTCTTGTGATAAAGAAGTATTTGCGTACTTTATGGAAATGGGTACGGGAAAATCTAAGGTATTATTAGATAATGCAGCTGTTTTGTACGATAAAGGTGAGATAAATGCATTACTTTTAATAGCACCAAAAGGTGTATATAAAAATTGGTATGACTCTGAAATACCCACGCATTTACCAGATCATATTGATAAAAGAATTGTACTTTGGAAAACATCTGACAAAAGTATAAAACAAAAAAAATTATTAAATACGTTATTTGAAAGTGGTTCTGATTTACGTATTTTAATTATGAATGTTGAATCTTTTTCTTCAGGTGATGGAGCTAGTTTTGCATACAAATTTTTATCCGCACATCCAAAATCAATGGTTGCAATAGATGAAGCAACTACAATAAAAACACCTACAACAAACAGAACTAAAAGTATTTTAAAACTAAGAGATCTTTGTAAATATAGAAGAATACTAACAGGTTCTCCTGTAACTAAATCACCATTAGATTTATATTCACAGTGTTTGTTTTTAGATCCATGGTTATTAGGTCATGAATCATATTATACATTTAAAGCAAGATATGCTGTCACTAAAAAAATATTAGTTAATGGTAGAAATATTGAAATAATTGTTGGTTATAGAAATATACCTGAGTTATCTGATAAGGTTGCAACTTTTTCTAAAAGAATATTAAAAGAAGATTGTTTAGATTTGCCTGCAAAAAGTTATGTCAAGCATTATGTTGAACTTACAGATGAGCAAAGAAGATTATATAAACAAATGAAAGCAGAAGCAATAGCTTTTTTAAATGGTAAGATGCAATCATCAGCAACTGTTATGACTCAATTAATGAGATTACATCAAATTACTTGTGGACATTTTACTGCGGATGATGGTACCATACAAGATTTACCTTGCTCTAGATTATCTGAATTAATGAACATATTAGAAAATATAGAAGGTAAAACTATTATATGGTCACATTATACTTATGATGTAAAAAGAATAATAGAAGAAATTAAAAAAGTATATGGTGAAGATTCTGTAGTAGATTATTTTGGTGAAACAGATACAGACGCTAGATCAAAGAATATTAAAAAATTTCAAAAC